GAGACCGCTTTGGTATCGTCGAAGTGATCCGAGATCATTTCTTGAATATCACCCAGAAACAGAAAATCACAATCGACAAAAACAACAGGTCCTTCAGATATTCCATTTCGTCTGGCAAGCTCGGGTACAAGGAACCGTGTAAAAGCAAACTCTGTAGAGAAAGGTCGTCCGTCGATTTCATCCCAGTAGTCTCCTTTCTCATCAACCCTCCATGTGCGCCAAAACTTCTTAGCATCTCGAAGTTCTTGGTGTCGTAGCGGGATGATATCTTTCTCACTCAGACCCGGGGAGTTTCTAAGGATAGAAGCGTGGCATACACGGTACACCACGTCTTCTCGGTTGTCATAACCGACAAATATTTTTGTCATTGTAGTACTTTACCAGTTTAAAAAGGATGGATGAATTCTGGGTCTAAAGTTATGGCGAACTTCTAAGACAGCGCCTTTTTCTTTATACAGGATATTAAGATAAGACTGCCAAAGTTCTCTGGCATTCTCTGCCGCTACTTCGTAGCTGTTGTAGGCCCGGTCGCTTTCAGACATTGTGAGGTCATGTAGTTCTTCCTGACGCTTCCGAATCTCTTCGGAAAGTTCTTCAACTCTTTTTGTTTTATCTTCGGTAGTCATATATATATATACTCCTAATATAATTGTGCTTGATTGGTTTGTATATGGTAAAAGGTTTCCCCTTTGTCAAGGTATCTATTACTAGCTTCCTTAACTTCTGAAGACCTCACCACATCTGAAGGGATCTTCCAGAAGTTACTACCGTCTGAGGAGACGACATAGAACGTCAGATGATCTTCGCTGTACTTATCAAGCAGTCTCTTCTTCCTCGATGGAATACGAATCTCTGACCAATGATCTGGCCACTTACCCTTCCATGAGTACTTCATCTCGGCCTCATGAAAGAAACTCTCCCCGTCCTTGGTTGTCTCTATATCTGCATAGTAATTTTCTTTGCTGTTGACAATCGAGTGACCCTCTTTTTTCAGGTAAGTACTGATGATATCTTTTGCGGTTTTGTCTGCCATGTTATACAGGCTCCGTGAGAATTTCTTTTTTAGCATCAGAGGATCTCACAGACGCCACCGGCACAGGCAAGCTCTTGTGATGCGACAGTGTTATCCTCTTTCTCATACGTGGATAGTCCTGTCCAATCGATATCCTTGGGCATAGTCATAAGCATTTCCTTATACTGCTGTTCGTTGATATCGGTGTACGGTGCTTGTTGATAGACATGGTCATCATTATTTAGAAATGCAATGCCTGATAGGTAATGAAAGTTATCATGAAGCCACGCCCCTACCTCAAGCCATTCATGTTCTTTTATCGAGACCGTAATTGAAGGCTTATGCTCACACCAAGTTGTGGCATAAATCTTCCAAAACTTTAGCTGTTGCAGCGCAGTCTTATCCGTTCGACAAATTGCATTTTCTGGCGCAGCCACCGGGAAAGAGAAGATAACATTCTGTGAATTACTTAGATCTACCTCGTTTGGAAAGCCAGCATTGATCATAAATGTTGTAAGCGGGTCTTTAATGTCAGAGCGGACAGTGCGTATATAGTAAGGACTATGACGGGCATGAATACCACTAGAACTATTAACAAGCTGAGAGACAGTACCACTAGGTTTAACACAAGTGATCGCTGCACTAGGATTAATGCCCAGTAGATCAGCGTATTCACGATTGACTTCAACTGCGTAGTCACGTAGGTCATTCAGAAGTTCTTCCAGATTAGGGTTCTCTTCGGTCAAGAGCGGGCAATCTAAAATCCCAGTCAGGGAAACACCAAGAAGCCTTTCTTCCTCTGTATTTTTAGTCCAGATTTTTCTGAGGTATTTGAAATTAGTAAGCGTGGACTGCATAGTGCCAAGGATTGTTGCGGCCTTGATCTTATCCATCAAGGTTTCTTTCGTATCAGAGGGACGGCAGACAACCTCTGTCAAATTACAGAATTGATTTGGCCTGAGAATAATCTCGGAGCATGGGTTTGTCCCGAACTCGTGATCAGGATCACGGCGACCGATTTTCCTGACATGATCTTTTGCTGCTTGTCTATTGAAGATACCCCGCTCCCCATTCTTAGACATGTAGAGAGCCAGCCACTCTTCCATGAAGACACCAATATTATCTGGCTTCTCGGTATAGCATACCGAATTATTAGCCAAGGCCCTTTGTGGATTTGCCTTGTACCACTCACCTGCTTTTGCATTTCTCATACGCAGGTCAGATAGATTAGACAGGGAGATAAGGGCTGACCTACGAACACCGCCGACAACAACCACATCTCCGATCTTGCACATGATGTCATGACACTGAAGGCTGTTAAGTTTACGCCCCGCTGCGTCTTTGAACGTGTCAACAGTGAACCTGAACAGGTCTTCAAGAGGCTCTGGTCCCGAGGCTCGACCACCAAATACTTTGAGCAAGGCCCCAGCAGGTCTGACCTTATCCATGTTCCACTGTGGGATAGACCCCTGATACAGGGACCCGATCAGTTCACGAAAACCTCTGGCCCATCCTTCTTTTGAATCTCCTACATTAATAACTGAGTCTGAATATTCCAAGGTGTCGGAGACAGCGGGTAGCTTATTAATGTAATCTCGTTCGACCGAGAACCCGACCCCTGTCCCGTTCATCAGGATATAGAGACACTCATCAAAAGCCCGTGGATGATCGACCGGGAGATATGAGCAGTTATATCCTGCCACATTCTCTCTCTTCAATGCAGGGCCAGCGGTCATCAGGCATCGCATCGATGGCATGACCTCCAGACTCAGAACCTTGTTTTCCATATACTCTCGGAGTTCTGAGTTAACGATGTCTGGTCCAGTATGTTCCTCAAAAAAGTCAAAGTATCTGGACACTGTCTCTGGAAAAGTCTCTCGACGTTCCTCGTTCTTATCCCATCGTGAATAACGAGATAGGTGAATATATTGTTGATAGGGTGTAGGCAGGTGGTTAGTCATGTTATTGGTCCTTTACTGTTACTAGGTTGATATTAGATCTGACTTGGTAATACTTGTTGTCATCAGAGCCAAGCGTAAAGGTCTCCACAAAAACTTCCGGATCATTACCTCTGTCTCTCCAGTATTTTCTAATAGCCCGTGCCAGCCTAAGACTGTTACTGTAACTACCAAGATAGTCTGGAATTTTTCTGTTGATTTCTAGCATGGCTGAACCCTTATCCTATCACATATCATGGCAAGCGCAACGAGAATTCAAGTTTGTCCTTTAACCTTTTTACCTCGGCTTGCAGGCTTTCAATTTGCACAGTCTGGTCATTTAGTTTAGAGCGCATCTTGGTCCCACCGAGTAAGTTCTTTTCAAGGCGTCCATTGAGTTTATCCAAATTGAGCCTTGCCACATCCCCGAGACTAAGATCCATATCAGAGCATAGAGCAGAGACATACCACAGCACGTCACCAATCTCCCCGGCAAGATCATCTTTAATCTCATTTAGCTTAACATCACCCCGTGTGATCTTCTTGATCTTGTTGCAAACTTCTCCAGCCTCTCCGGCCAGACCCATGGCAGGGTACACTACCTTGGCATCATCTGGGTAAACGGCAGTCTTCTTCGCCGCTGCCTGATACACATTAAAATTCAATTCAATCATTGTGTATGTCCAATCAATTTAGTTAGGTACCACTGAGCTTTCTGAAGATCTGTTACGCCGCCTTTGTTTTTATAACGGAACAAATACTTTAGGATGTTTCCCCGGAGATATCCACAGAATTCTTCTTGGGTCAGTTGGTCTTCAAGAATATCAATAACTTCGAGCTTACCAGTTTTGTAGTGTGGGGGGCTGTTGACCATGTCAATTTTATCAGACATCTATTGGAACCAAGTTACGGAGTCATTAGTATCTGAGTTAGATACACTCTCCAAAAAGATAGCTTCGTCACTATCAATAGAAGGATCATAGGCAGTGCCAATTCTCAGACATACGACTTTCCTATAGTCGAGATCCTTATAAACTTCATTGTACTCTGCTGCGGTTTGTTCACAGAGTTCTTTACTATCCCCAAAATAGATGGGGGTACTACTGATACCCGGACCCACTACAAAAGCAAATACTGTGATAGCTACATAATATAATCCCATAGTTTTAATCTCCTTATGGTGTTGTTGTGTTTATCGCTGTGTCAAGTAGCGCATTGATTCGGAATCTTTCAAACGGTTGACCGTGGAACAGAACATTCGTGGACAACCTTATCACCTGACTTTCCGAGATACCTGCGTACTCACAGACACACTCTCGATCCTCTGCTGTAACGCAGGCAGACACCACTGTCAACCATCGTGTAGCAGCACGACGATATTCACAGATAGCTTCCGAATCAGAAGACCGAGGTTCCTTGGTGGCGTCAAGAATAGCTTGGGCAATAACAGCAAGCCACATTAACCGTTCTGCACTCCAATCATTATCTGAAGTGCGGAGCATCTCATACGTCACATAATCTAGATCGACATCCGAGGATGTAGATTCTTGGTATTCTGATTCGGTCACCAATATACTAAGTCTTCCAGTAGCGTGTGTAAATTTTATTATTAACTGGATTAACTTTCTTCTCAGTAATGATGTCAACGCCCTTACGGCGGAGCTTATAGATCGCATCTCGGAGAGACACGATCCCATAATCTAGGAGGGCTTCTCTGGTAGAGATATGACCAACATCATCAAGGTGCTGTTCAATATTCGTGATCTTATTTGTCATTCCTTGTCTCCATCTTTCTTATGTTTAGAAGTCTTCTATAATTTTTTCTAGCTTTTCATTTAGATCGTGGCATACTTCTTTAGGTATGAATTTAATACCACCGATCTGTCTGTTATAGTACTCCCGTTCTTCCTGACTGTCTAGTTTATTTGTCAGGACATCGAGTTTATGCTGAGCGTTTGCTTCTGCGTATGTCAGTCCTCCTCTTGTCTCATACTGGTGGATGATTACAAACCTGAAGTTAGTAAGACCGTAGTCTTTAATAGCTTGGTGGAGATATTTTGACGAACCTTTATAAGTCTTCCAGTCCGTATAACCTACGGCTTTCTTCTTGGAATATCTTTTGAATTGTTTTCGTCCAACATATTTCTGTTTTGTTTTTTTATTGTAGACGATGTAAAGAAAACCAAAGAACCGCTTAGGGTCTAGGTCTTCTTCAAAAGAAACTTCCCACGGCGTCAGTGTAATACTTTGGCTTGTCGTTCCAGCCTTTTTCTTCGAAGAGCCCCTCGCCGTTGTTCGAGTCCGCCCAACACGTATGTTTGAAATCGCAGTAGACACATCCTGATCTAAGATACTGTCGTCCGTCCTTCTTGGCCGTGACCGGGGTAAAGCATCTTTCCGGGGGTTCTTCCTTGCTGATGATTTCCTTGGCTTCGGCGATCCTTTCTTTGGCATCTGGCATTTCCATGTCAGTGACTGGCATATAACAAATCTCTCCAGTCACTTTGTTAATAGCAAGAAACCCGCCCTCATGTGCATTGTCAGCCTGAACGTAAGCACCTAGCTGCTGCATATATCCGAATGGATCGTCTTGTAAATCTCCTTTTTTAAATTTCTGAAATCCAAAGTCAGACGCACTCTTTGCGTCAACGATGATACCATCAATCTTACAGTCGATGTGTCCTTTGACACCGTCAATTTCATATTCTCTTTGCTGGTCCGTGACGGTATGTCCGGCGGTCTTGACTAAAAGAAGAAGCAGGGATTCGAGTAGATGACCATAAGTGAATTTAAGTAATGTGTCATAAGGCAAAGAACTCTCGGCACTTTTCATATGTGCCATGTACCATAACTGTCTGTTCTTTTTGCCAAGAGAAGAGAAGCGGAGGGTACTTTTCTCTTTCTCTTTTTCCGAATCCCTGCGTTCTTCGAATAGGCCAGTGACCGTTTCACGTACTTCGTCAAGGAAATCATCCATGTCTTTTGCAGAAGGAGAAGACTCACCAGATTCAATGGTTTTTTGAATGTTCTTTACGATGTTGTGAAGTGTCACTGACCTAAACCTCAGAATGGCAAGTCGTCATCTAGATCAGCATTTGATCCCGAGACTTCTGAGCTAGGCGCTACGAATCCATCTTCTTCATCGAACCCATCAGAGCCACCATCATATTCAACAAGATTAATAATCTGAACCTTATCGATAGAGAACCCCCACTTGTTCCACTTCGACATGAAGAACCGGGACACAAGAACCTTTACATCCGTTCCCCATCCAATGCTACTAAGGATGTCATCAGAAACTCTATGCTTCTTAGCATCAACTACAATAGGTGCTTGATTCTCTTCACCCTTTGCGTTCCTCACATTCTTATGCAGAGACACAAACGGATTATCCATAATAGCTGTTGGCTCTTTTAGCGTCATGTTATTATTCAGGGCAAGTTCCTGCATGTCCTCTTCCAGAGACAGAGCCATTCCCCAGCGTGGAGTATAAGCTGTGTCAGGAAAGTCGGGATGTAGGTGACCGTAAAACAATTTACCCGAGAGAACGAAACGTGATGGTGAAGTATCTTGTGTAGTAGCAACTGTCTTCTTTGTCATAGTTTATATGTTCCTTTATGTGTGTGTGTGTATCTATCTAGCTAGGTATCCGGGTTCTCCCGGCCTACCCTCTAGGTGGGGATGGGCCGACGGGTCGTCAACCCTCGACCCGAGAAAATTTTCAGTGGGTCTCTGCCCAGCTTTCGCCAATTACAACAGAACAATTTAGGTCACAATTAAACCCAAGAATTGTTTTGGTCTTCTTGATAGAAGCATGGACGGCATCAGTTAGTTCATCAGTATCCTTTCTGTTAACTTCGAATTGGATTTCATCATGGATGTTGGCAACAGGAACTGCACGAATTCTTTTTTGTTTAATTACCCTGTCAATCTGAACCAACCATGTTTTACATATGATAGCCCCAGCACCTTGGAGTAAATAGTTTAGGGCAGTATGGGGAAACTGAACTGGTATACGTCGTCCATCCAACGCTGTTATATATCCACGTTGAACCTCTCGTTCTACCTTTGACTTCAGGGTCTGAAGTTTTGGTAAGGATGTCATGAAAGTATCTATCATAGTCTTACCTTCTCGTGATCCTCCCCCCACAATCTGACCAATCTTTGCAGGACCTGCCCCATAAATCAAAGCGTAAATAAATGTCTTGGCCTGATCTCTGGTATCAAGTCCTGCTTTGTTCTGATTGAATGTATGGATGTCACCATCTAAAACTTCCCGTGTAAATTCTGGATCATTCATGTAATGAGCAAGGCATCGAAGCTCAAGCCCTTCTGCATCAGTGCCGAGCAACATGTTGTTCACCCGGTCCTTTGGAACCCAGAGGCTCCGGCATCTATCGCCATACACGGCTCTCACAGAGGGCACCTGAGCCATGTTAGGATTGTTATGTGTCATCCGTCCTGTGACTGTGCCCAGTGTCCTGACACTACCGTGAACCATGTTATCTTCATCAGCAGCAGCAATCCATGACTGAACTTGAGCTTTCCTTTTTTGTAGTGTCAGGTAGTCTACCATCTTCAAAGCCTCGGGACTGCCTATATCTTTCAGGATTGTCTCATCAATCTTTGGTTGTCCGGTTGGTGTGAACTCTTTCGGCTCCCACCCAAACTTATTAATTAAACGGTCACCAATTTGCTGACGGCTCCCCGGATTAAAGGGGATGATCTTTGTCTTTGTCTTCATCTGGATCGTGGTAGGTTCAAAGATATCCTGAAGTTCTTTTTCTGCAATGTTAAGGCTATCTTCAAGAAAAGCGTAGAAGATCATGGCCTCTGGCATATCAAGACAGAAGCCATGATCTTTTTGTTTGTCTATGATGTGTCTAACATGACGTTCCATTTGCAAAACATTCTCAAGTATATCTTTGTTGTTACGCAGGGTCATCCATACTTTTGCATTTACCGAAACATCTTGTACACAATACTCAATCATCTTTTCAGTAAGGCCCCCGGCAAAGTCAGTGAACTCCTGCTTTGGAAAGTTAAGTATCTTACCCCAGTTTTTCAGGGAGTTACCGCCTTCTCTTCTCGGGTCAGCAATCTGAGACATCAGCAGAGTATCCTCGGCCTGATGCTCGATCTGTATGTCCATCCTTAATAGTCTGTTGATAATTGGGATATCAAAACTGATGATATTATGGCCCACAAAAATAGTATTGTGTTTACCCAAGAATCTTTTCCTGAAATCGTTGAGGCTTGGGTAGCCGAAGCCCCCACCATAGGTGAAGACCTCGGGAATTCCAAAGCTGACTTCCTGTACCCCAGAAAACTCAGACACCTTTTGAATTACAACACAGTAAATCTTTGTTGCGTCTAGGGCATCCGTCTCGATATCAAGGATATATTTATTACCATAGGGGTTTTTCTGCATCTACCATTTCCCTGATCATTCGTTCAAAGCCAATCGTTGGCTCCCACCCTAATTCATATCGTGCCTTGTCTGCATTTCCACAAAGCCTCGTGACATCATTAGGTCTGAGATCTACCGGTGTATTATGTTCCACGATTTCTGTCCAATCCTGTATTCCAATATGATTGAACGCCACGTCCAGAAGATCTCGAATGGATCGGGTAACTCCCGTTGCCAGAACGTAATCGTCTGGATCTTGTTTGTCAAGCATCATCATCATGCCCCTCACATAATCAGGTGCCCAGCCCCAGTCCCTGACTGATTCGATGTTACCGAGCTTGAGCTTCTGGCCTGTGGTAGGGACATATCGTTTGTAGTCTGCCACGAATGCTGTCACCTTACGTGTCACAAAATCTTTACCACGTCTGGAACTCTCGTGGTTGAACAGGATACCTGAACATGCAAACAACCCATATGATTCTCGGTAAACCCTGACCATATGATGAGCCGCTGTCTTAGCAACACCGTAAGGAGATGCAGGGCTAAGTGTGGTGCGTTCAGATGCCATACCTGATGCCACCGTTCCAAACATCTCAGATGTTGATGCCTGATAAAACTTGGTATGTGGGGATGTGAGTCGAATTGCTTCGAGCATTCCGAGTACTGCGTTGGCATTCACGTCAAAGGTTGTATCAGGATTTTCAAAGCTGTATCCAACATGACTCTGTGCTGCCAGATTATAGAACTCGTTGGGTTGTTCCTTTTTAATTAACGACATCATAAAAGAGGTGTCGCAAATATCTCCCTCAATCTCTCGGTACTCTGAGTCGTAGTGTACGGGACCTCGATCATATTTAGATGAATGACGGCGGCTTATACCAGTAACTTGGTAACCCCTGTCGAGCAACATTCTGCTTAGGTAGTAACCATCTTGTCCCTGTACACCAGTGACGATGGCTCGTTGGTTTAGCTGTGCTTTTGACATGTTTAAAAACCTTCATGTGTTGTGTCATTGATGTCATCAAATACTTCGGACATTCTCCCGGTCTCTTTACACCAGAGAAGTTTACTGCCGGGGCCTGACTCACCAGAGAACCGGTTCTTCAGAACCCTTAGCTGCGTAGTGTTTCTGGCGATAGGGTCTTCTGCTTGGCTGTCCCGTTCCAGACCGATGACGATATCTGAAAGCTGACCAATACCAGCGGAGCCTCGTAGCTGCGAAAGCGTGGTGACTCCACCAATTTCATGGCCACCACCCTGTGGCCTCTTGAGATGTGAAACAATAAACAATGCAATATTAGTTTCTTGCACCAGCATTCTCAGCTTTGTAACAATTTCATCCAGTGCTTTCCGTTCATCACCATTTTCTTGGGACGATACGATGATCGAGATGTGATCAAGGAAAATGTACTGGCACTCTAAACCTTTGGCCATATACCGGATACGGTTGATGATATTATCGATCTCGGTTGATCCGAAATGATCATACAGATACACACGTCCAGAGCCCACGGTATTTTTAAAAGATGTTCTCATCTCATCCTTGGTATACGTGGTAGTCGGTAGATGGAATTGTTTGTTCGCATCAATAGACATGAGCCCCAGACCAGTACGCCTGATGCTTTCTTCCATAAACAAAGCACCCACTTTCTCGTCGGTATTTTGTAGGATGTGATAGATAATTTCTCTGAGGATGGCAGACTTACCAATGCCTGATCCGGCAGTGACTGTGACAAGCTCACCTTTACGAATGCCATATGTCAGATCATTGAGGGCCTGCCATGGGTAGTCGATTGATTCGTTAGTCAACTCGGTACTGACAATGTCCCAGATGTCTGTGCCACAGATGATACCATCAGGACTGATTGGCTTTGCTTCCCACCATTCTCGACTGAATGTTGAACTGTCATTGGCGTTGAGATATTCACAAGGATCTTTACGATGCATGGGCATGATCAGGCACTGACCTACCTCAAAGATCTGACTTAGTTTCTCTGCGGCTTCCTTGCCCGGCTTGTCATTGTCCAAGGCCAAGACAACCTTGTCGTACTGATTAAAGAACTCCAAATTTTTCCTGATATCTTTCTCGGCTGAGTTCGCACCAGACTTCAGGGATACGACAGGCCACTTTGATCCGAGCATTTGGTAAGCAGCAAGGGCATCGAGTTCTCCCTCGACAAGAGTGATGTACTTACCCTTGCCAGAGAATAACTGCTGTCCAAACAAAGATGAATCAGAGAACGATCCGTTATCGGATGTCATGATCGAGAACGATTTATTCTCCACGTCTCT